GCTTATATCGACCGATGGGTCCCCAAGGTTGGCAAAGGCCGAGGCAAGTGGAGCGCGATATGGTGCGTAGTTGTACCGCCTGAGAACTGCCCTATGCCATTTGGAGAAAAGTAATGAAGATATGTGTCTATACCATTGCTAAAAACGAAGAGCACCACGCCGAAAGACTTTGTATGTCAGCTAAAGCTGCCGACTTAATTTTAATTCTTGATACTGGCTCCACTGATAACACAGTCGAAGTAGCCAAGCAATGTGGTGCAACTGTATATCAGCAGAAGATATATCCTTGGAGGTATGACGAGGCGCGTAACCGCGCACTGGCGCTTATTCCCGAAGACTTTGATATATGCGTAGCAATGGACATGGACGAGTATTTAGCTGAAGGATGGCGTGAGGAAGTAGAGTCATTGTGGGTAGATGGAGTGAATCAAATTAACTACCCATTCAAACTTAGTGATAAACGTAGCTTCATTAATAACAAAATTCATGCAAGGTTTGGATACTTTTGGCAATGGCCTGTGCATGAGTGCTTGTCGCATGACGTTCGTATTAAACACAAAGCCGCCACCAGTACAAAAGTATTGGTAACACATGACCCAAAGGTAGAAGCTAAGTTAGATAAGCATCACACCATGTTGGAGTACGGAGTCAAACAGTACCCTGAGAGTGGACGTATGGTTTATTACTATGCGCGTGACCTCATCAACTTAGAAAAGTGGGAGCAAGCAATACCGCATCTTAAAAAATACTTAACGCTCGACCCACGAAAAAACGCTAAAGAAAGGGCGGTGTGTATGGAGTACTTAGGTAGATGCTACGACAAACTCAGTAAGCCCGACGAGTCTATCGAATGGTATAGAAACGCGGTTATAGAAAACCCAACGGTCAAAGATACATGGAACATGTTGGCTGAGATGTATCAAAAAAATAAAAAGTACCCCGAGGCTTACGCGCTATCTTTGGTAGTACCTAACATAGATGGAGTCAGAGATAAGCTACGAGATAACTCTGCTATTAGTGGGTACCTACCAAATGATAGGGCAGCAGTTGCCGCGCATAGATTGGGTATGCACAAGAAAGCGGTTAAGCACTGCGAAGACGCTTTGGGGTTTGTACCCAACGATACGCGCTTGGCAAATAATTTAGAAATATATAAGAAAGCGATTAAGTGATGACCGAGCATGAACAGAATTTACGAGACCTTGCAGCTATGTTTGTTATGGCTGCGCTGCTAATCAGAAACAAGAACGACAACTTTCCGCATGAGCAAGCGTTTACGATAGCCGACCAATTTATAAAAGAAAGGAAAGAACATGACTTGAATAAAACCGAATAGTCCGAATATCAGTTATCCATTTTTAGTAGAAAGAATCAATCATGCAAAAACGCATTACACAGACAAAAGCAGCTAGGATTCGTGAATACATGTTACTCAATCCTGATACCAACAACAAAGCTTTGTCCGATATGTTCAAGGTAGATATACAAGTGCTGTATAACATTCGTTATCACTTGAAGAAGCGTATCGGTAACGAGGCGCTTAACAAGGTAACGTCGAAGCTTGAGGCTACGCCGTGGCAACCCCCACCCACAATTCCTGTACCGCCAGTAATTAGTGTGGCACCTGTGGCTGACATGGTAAATAGCCCACCGCACTACACCAGCGGCGGCATTGAAACCATTGACTACATCGAGGCCAAGTTAACGCCCGAAGAATTCAATGGGTACTTGAAGGGCAACATCCTAAAGTATGGCAGTCGCCTTGGACTCAAGGGTAACGATATGCAAGACGCAGGCAAGCTTGGATGGTATGCTAACCGGCTACGCCAAACCATTGGAAATAAATGATGTGCTACACTAGACTTTTAATATGTTTTAGGAGTCTAGTGTGAGCGCAAAACAAACCGCTGAATCTTTTTGGGATAAAGTATCAGGAGATAGAAGCAAACGTAATGGATGTTGGGAATGGCAAGGAGCGCGTAATAGCACAGGCTATGGAAGCGTCGCATGGCATGGTAAGGTTTATACCGCACACCGTGTTGCTGCATGGTTGACAGGCTTGGTTAAATCGCCCTCCGCGCCAACTAACTCCCGAGATAAAACACACATATTACATAGATGTGATAACCGTTTGTGTTGCAATCCATCACATTTTTTTCTTGGTAGTTTTACTGACAATATGCATGATGCATATAAAAAGAAACGTAAAACACAACCTAAGGGGGAGGCTCATACAAATGCAAAACTTACCAATAAACAAGCCACCAAAATTAGACAATTTTATGATGTTGGTATGACTCAAACTGTATTAGCAAAAAAATTTAAAGTTAGTCAAAGAACAATTAGTTTAATTGTTAGGAAAGAAACATACAAATGCAGTTGATAGTTTTGGATTTCGAAACGTACTACACCAAGGACTTTGGATTCTCAAAGTTGACGACGGAGGAATACATTCGTAACCCGAGGTTTGAAGTTATAGGAGTAGCGGTTCAAGTTGATGCTGGAGAGCCCGAGTGGTTCTCCGGCGATAGGGAATCCCTGCGTAAGTGGCTATGGAAGTTTGACTGGAAGAACAGCATGGTGTTGGCACATAACACCATGTTCGATGGAGCAATCTTGCACTGGCACTTTGGTATCACGCCGATGATATTCTTGGACACCCTCTGTATGGCACGTGCTATACATGGTGTCGAGGCGGGTGGTTCTCTGGCCAAGCTTGCTATCCGCTACGACATAGGAGAGAAAGGTACAGAGGTCAATGACGCGATGGGTAAGGCGCGTCTTGACTTCACGCCTGAGGAGTTGGAGCGATACGGTAGCTACTGCTGCAATGACGTACGACTTACATACCAGCTATTTCAGATCATGTCCAAGGACTTTCCTTTGGAAGAGTTGCGTCTGATAGACATGACGTTGCGCATGTTCACCCATCCGGTGCTGTATGTAGACCAGCCCACATTGGTAGAGAGACTGAACGACTTAGTCACCGAGAAGTCTGAGTTACTGTCATCCCTGATGGAGCAACTTAAATGCGAGACTGAGGAGGACGTACGTAAGAATCTATCTAGTGGCCCTAAGTTTGCCAAGGTACTAGAGTCATTCAACGTCGTTGTGCCTACAAAGATAAGCCCCACAACAGGCAAGGAAGTGCCTGCGCTTGCTAAGAAGGATGAGGGGTTCATTGCGCTGACTGAACACGATGATACATTCATACAGCATCTATGCGCAGTGCGCCTTGGGACTAAGTCAACGCTTGAGGAAAAACGCATAGAGCGATTCATGGGCATTGGCAAGCGTAACAAAGGCATGATGCCTATCCCGCTAAAGTATTACGGAGCGCATACAGGTCGTTGGTCAGGCACAGACAAGATTAACTTCCAGAACCTACCTAGTCGAGATGCCAAGAAAAAAGCATTGAAGAAGTCTATCGTACCGCCTGATGGGTACAAGGTAATTAACTCTGACTCATCACAGATTGAGGCGCGTGTACTGCCGTGGTTGGCTGGGCAGGACGATGTGGTCAAGCAGTTTGCTGACGGTGAGGATGTGTACTCTATCTTTGCAACAGATGTATATGAGAAACCTATCAGTAAAGCCGATCCCACAGAGCGATTCGTTGGTAAGACTTGTATCCTTGGGTTAGGCTACGGTACAGGTAAGGCCAAGCTGCGTCACACCCTTGCGACTGCACAGCCGGTCAGCGTGAAGTTATCCGAAGAAGAGTGCGAACGTATTGTCAATCTGTATAGGCAGAAGAACGACAAGATCAAAGAGTTGTGGGGTGAGGCCGACCGGATGCTTGAGCAGATGATTGGTGGCAAGATAACTAAGCCGCTTCAGTTCGGCAAGCATAGTTGCGTCTACTACGACAACGACGGAATCATCCTACCCAATGGTATGCGTATCCGATACCCCAATTTACGCAGAGAATATGTGGACGAAAAGTCACAGATTGTGTATGACTCGCGCAAGGGATTAGTATCTATATGGGGCGGAGGCGTGGTGGAGAACGTGGTTCAAGCCCTAGCTAGGCTCATCGTAGGTGAGCAGATGGTGAGCATCAATGACACGTATAGAGTGGCTTTGACAGTCCATGACGCAGCGGTTGTGGTGGTCCCCGATGACGAGGTTGACGAGGCGATCAAGCTAATAACTGGTCTCATGTCTAAGCCGCCCGCATGGGCTGACGGTTTACCTGTAGCTTGCGAAGCAAAATATGGTGCAACTTACGGCGATTGCTGATAATATTGAAATTCCACAACTCTTAGTTCAATACAGTCATGCAACTCCAAGAAATCAAATGGTCTTACTCAGGCCTTAAAGACTACGTCAATTGCCCCAAACAGTATCAAGAAATAAAGGTACTAAAACGGTTTACCAAGTACCCAACCGAAGCCATGCGCTACGGCACAGAGGTTCACTCTGCGCTTGAAGACTACGTCAAAGAAGCTAAACCCCTAGCCAAAAACTACGAGCGATTTCAGAAACAGCTTGACCCATTGAAAGACATGGATGGAATCAAGTTTCCCGAACACCGTATGGCTGTTACTTTTTTCAGAGAACCCTGCACATTTGGCGCAAAGGATTACTGGGTACGTGGCATAGCCGACTTGCTAGTGGTTAACGGCGAGAAGGCGTTTATCGTGGACTACAAGACAGGCAGCAGCAAGTACCCCGACCCCAAGCAACTGCAACTTATGGCGCTCCTGACCTTTGCGCATTTCCCGCAAGTGGAAACTATCAACGCAGGCCTACTGTTTGTAATGGATGAACACTTTATTACTTCAGAGTATGACCGAGAAACGGTGGAAGACTACTGGAAAGACTTTATACCTGACTTGAAACGCTTGCAAAACTCCCATGTCTCCGACTCATGGCAGACAAACCCTACGCCACTGTGCAAGTGGTGTCCCGTACGTACCTGTGAATATAATAGAGGATAACAATGCATATAACATCAGTAATAGATTACTCCTATCCGATGATGGCGGCAGAGAAGTCGTTAAAGGCAGCACACCTATTTATGCTTGACAAGAAGTATGATGATGCTCTTGACGAACTACTTATTGCCGCTTCCGAAGTCAAGATGACTATAAATGCAATATGCCACATGAAGGAGCAAGAAGATGCCCTACGTAAACAAACCGAGACCGTATAAAAAAGAGTACCAACAACAGTTGGCACGAGATGAACACGGCAACCGCATGGAGCGCCAACGCGCACGGCGTGCGGTAGATAAAACAGGCAAGGATAGCAACCACAACGGCGAAGCTGATGCGCGTGAGGGTAAAGACATAGCCCACCGCAAGGCTCTATCCAAGGGCGGCTCCAACAAGGACGGATACTTTATCCAGTCTGCAACAGGTAACCGTTCATTCAAGCGCAGTTCATCCGGTGCTTTGGTATCCGAGGTCAGCAAGCGCGAACGACGTAAGTAGAAACACCTACGATTCCAGTTCAAAAAATACTTGACAAATAGGGTAGCCGCCCTTATAGTATGTAGAAGCCGTAAGACGTGAGTGGGCCAAAGGGGGTTTGGCTAGCTTTGACCCTTTAACCGCGCCAGTTAATCAGTGGTCTGTCTCCTTTCGAGCCACGGGATTGATCGTCTAGGACACGCAGACGTTAATGTGAAGTGGGGCAGGTGGAATCCCTGCAACCTTAGTTGAAAGTTAGTATGGAATTAGTTGAAGATTCAGCATTGAAATTAAGTTGTCCCGCTGACATAGCGCGGACCATTCACACTTACATAGATAAGAGCGCCATCATAAGCAATGGGGCTGTGTCTGAGGTGCTCATACATTTCGGTATTGACGAGATGCAACGGTTGGCACGTATCGCGCCGTACGAGATGAGGCTGCCATCCCCCATAGAAATAGATTACGACTGGCCCGGCATGTTCCAGCCATTCGATCATCAGGTGGATACCGCGCGCTTTTTAACCCTGCACAAACGTGCCTTCTGTTTTAACGAAGCCGGTACAGGTAAAACATCCGCAGCGATATGGGCTGCTGACTACCTGATGCGGCAAGGGGCGATCAAGCGCGTCTTAGTTATCTGCCCCCTCTCGATCATGCAGAGCGCATGGCAATCCGATCTATTTAAAACCGCCATGCATCGTACGTGCGCCATTGCGCATGGAGTGCAGAGTAAACGTGAGAAAGTCATCAATGGTAAGTATGACTTTGTAGTCATCAACTACGACGGTGTGAACGTGGTGGAGAAGGCCATACTCAAAGCCAACTTTGATCTGATTATTGTTGATGAGGCCAACGCATACAAGAACGTCAGCACAGTGCGCTGGCGTACCCTCTCTAGGCTGGTACGCGCTGATACATCGCTATGGATGATGACAGGCACACCCGCCGCGCAGTCGCCCGAGGATGCGTTTGGGCTTGCCAAACTGATTAACCCCAACGGCGTACCCAAGTACAAGACCGCATGGAAAGACATGGTGATGCACCAAGTGTCGCGCTTCCGTTGGTTGCCTAAACCATCAGCCAAAGACAAAGTGTTTGCTGCCCTACAACCAGCAATACGTTACGAAAAAGCCGAGTGCCTAGACCTACCTGACGTTATGTATCAGACACGCATAGTGCCGCTGTCAGTACAGGCCGCTAAGTACTACAAAGAGTTGCTAAGAGACATGCAGATTAAAGCTGCGGGTGAGACCATTAGCACAGTGAACGCCGCTGCATCCTTAACGCGCTTACTTCAATTGTCAGGTGGGGCCGTGTATACAGATGATGGCAACGTGATTGAGTTTGATGTATCGCCACGCCTCAAGGTATTGCAAGAAGTCATAGATGAAGCGCCACAAAAGATATTGATATTTGTGCCATACAAACATACGTTGAACTTGCTCAAGATCTATTTAGATACAAACGGTGTCAGCAATGCAATTATTTCCGGTGATGTAACCGCTACTAACCGCTCACAAATATTTAACAGTTTTCAGACCACTACAAACCCACGAGTCTTACTCATTCAACCACAAGCCGCATCGCATGGCGTTACGTTGACTGCCGCAGACACTGTGATATTTTGGTCCCCAGTCATGTCAGTAGAAACTTATCTTCAATGCATTGCACGTATTGATCGTGTGGGGCAGAAAAATAAGATGACAGTAATACACCTCCAAGGGTCTGAGGTGGAGCGTCGCATGTATGCCTTGTTGCAGAACAAGGTCGATTTGCACGAAAAATTGGTAGACCTGTATCGTGATGAAATAGAAGGAGAAATCAATGAATGACACGGAAGTGTTAGTTGGAACCTATTTGACTTTGCGCGGTGAACGTGAGAAGCTGAAGGCTCAATACGAAGCAGATGACAAAGAATTAAAAACAGATATGGAAATGATTGAAGCCGCAATGCTGGCTATATGCAATGAGTCCAACATGAACGGATTCAAAACACGGCATGGTACTGTTACGCGCAGTGTCAAGGACCGTTTCTTTTGCACTGATTGGGACAACTTCAAAAAGTTTGTTGAGACAGAAGGCTCGATTGACTTACTGGAGCGCCGTATCCATCAGCGCAACTTCAAAGAATTTATGTCCGAGCGGGTTGGTGATGGATTACCGCCCGGTGTAAATACCTTACGTGAGTACGATATTGTTGTACGTAAGGCCTCTTCAAATAGTGAAACTTTAGTCTAAGGAAAATTGAAATGAGTAATCAACTCGCAACACTTATGGGTTCATCCGAATTGGTTGAACTTGGTCTTGATGAAGATACCCTTGCCGTAGCTGGCGGGGCTACAAAAGGTAACAAGCGCATCTCTATTGATGGTCGTGTGTTCCGCAAGTTTGTTGGTGGTAAGGAAGTCAGCGTTAATTCTGACTTGTCGATGAACGTTATCTTTGTAAAGATGGCGCATGATGCATCGCGTACCTATTACAACCAGCAATACAAAAAGGGCGTTAAATTGTCCCCCGCCTGCTGGTCTAACGATAGCAAAACGCCTGACCCCGAAGTGACTGCGCCGCAAGCCGCATCATGCGCTGAGTGCCAATACTCAGTTAAGGGTTCCGGTCAAGCTGGTACAGGCTCCGCTTGCCGCTTGTCTTGGCGCACTGCTGTAGTGTTACCCAATGACCCGGCTGGTGACGTGTATCAGTTGGTCTTGCCTGCTACAAGTACGTTTGGTAAAGAAGAAAATGGTCGTTGGCCCTTCCGCCCCTTTGTGCAGATGCTGGCTAATAACAATGTGTCTGCTGGGCGCGTTGTGACCAAGATGGAGTTTGATATCAACTCTTCCGTGCCTCGCCTGTTGTTCTCACCTGTGAGCGCAGTGCCTAGCGAAAGCAAAGAAATCATCTTGCGTCAGAGCAAGTCGCTTGCGGCTGAGTCGGCAATTAAGCTGACCGTCTACAAGACTGATACACCTGACGAAGCTGAGACTGCGCAACCCGAGGTAGCACCTGTCAAGCGCGATACGGCCCGCAAGGTACAAGCTGAAACTGTGGATGACGTTAGCGATATCGTTAAGAAGTGGACTAAGAAATAATGTCCCGCCGGTATAGCCCTGACCTGATTGAATCCGTGGCAAACATGGAGGTGTATCGCTTGGGTATGGACCTTGCCAAGGTCTGCATCGAAGCTAACTTACCCGCTGCGTATGTCGCACAAGTCTTTGGAACTACGAGAATGACTGTGCACACTTGGTTCAGAGGCGGGGCTATTCGGCATAAAAAACGAGCGAAGATAGAAGTCTTTATCCAATTAGTCGAGGAGGATATTAAACGAGGAATCTTGCCAGCCAAGACCCTCAGTGATGCAATGACTTACTTACAGGACATGGTAGACAGTCCTATTGAGAAAGCAAACGCAAAGCAAGCGCAGGACTGATACGTCGGTCTATTTCCATAGCGGAGGTGTCTCCGCTTTTTTGTCTCTGCGAAAATGAACAAACAATTTTTTGAAAAAATATTCCCTGCGCAGGGGTACATGTGTGTAGCAGCTATCACGGCAAATGTCATAAAGCCACGATTCGCTACCAGCGTTGATGAGGCGCTAAAGATAGCGCAAAGGTTCATCGACGACAAGATGAATGTGTATTTCACACCGGGCACGTATGAAGGAATGCGGCGTACCCAAGACACTTGTACATTTGTTAAATCGTTTTTCCTCGACATTGATGTCATGCACGGGGAATCTAGGTACGATAGTAAAGAGCAAGCACTAGAGGAACTTAAACGGTTCTGTACTGAGATAGATTGGCCTGAGCCAGTTTTGATTGATTCGGGTGGCGGCATACATGCCTACTGGATTCTTGACGAGGAGATGCCCGCCGAAATTTGGACGGAGTACGCCAAGAAGTTTAAGCAGTTATGCCTAGATCACAAGCTAATCATTGACGAGAACGTGCCAGCAGACTCAGCACGTTTGATGCGCATACCGGGTACAAGCAACTACCGATATGACCCGCCATCGCCATCCGTAATGCTGAGTGATGTTTTCACTTATCCCTTTGATCGTCTATCGGGCGCATTGGGTGAAGTGGTTGAAGCGTTTGATTTGCGTAATGTAGAGAAAGGGCTTGACGATGACACCAAGGCAATCTATGAAGCGCGTAGAGGTAATTTTGAATATGACTTCCAAAAAATAGCGGAAGCAAGTCTAGGAGGTACAGGCTGTGCACAGATTAAACACATACTTGAAAACGCCAACAGTTGTTCAGAGCCACTGTGGTACGCTGGATTATCTATCGCCACTAGGTGTCATGATGGCGCTACAGCCATACATCTTATGTCAGAGGACCACCCTGACTACACCTTTGATAACACAGAACGAAAAGCCCAGCAGTCCCTTGAAGCCGCTGAATGGGCTCACGGCTGCGAAGCGTTTGAGAAAGAAAACAGAAGCGGATGCGCTGGATGTCCCCACCGAGGAAAAATCACGGGGCCTATCGAGTTTGGCAAAGTCCTCCGAGTCGCAGCCGAGTCCGTTGTTGGAGAATCTACTGGAGATGAATCAACCCAAACCGATGAAGCGGACACAGTACGGAAAGAACCACATACCCAAAAAGTTTTCCCAGACTTCCTCCAACCATACCACCGAGGAGTAAATGGGGGCGTGTATTACGTACCGCCTATTAAGCAGACAAGTCAAGGACCAAGACAAGAGCCTCCAATACTAATACTTCCGTTCACTACGTACGCTGTCCAACGACTGTTTAGTCCGCATGATGGCGAGTGCTTGGTTATATTGATTGAGTTGCCAAAGGATGGGACTAGGGAGTTCTTGCTACCTTTGAAATGCGTAGCGTCCCCTGACAGATTAAAAGACATACTGACTTTCAACAGTGTGACTTTTGAACCGGGCCATGTACCGAAGTTGCAAAGCTACTTCATGAAGTGGTCTACATTTTTAACTAGTACTAAGAAGGCTGACATTATGAGAATCCAACAAGGATGGACTGAGGACCTAGAGTCATTTGTAGTAGGCACGGATGAATACCTGCCAAACGGTGAGGTACGACACTGCCCACCATCACCCATGTCTAAGAACGTGGTGCGCAACCTAGACGTAGTGGGCTCTTACGACGAGTGGAAGAAGTGCGCTAAGATGTTTAATGACCCCGGCTACGAGTGGCACGCTTTTGCATTGCTTACTGGGTTTGCATCCCCACTAATGCAATTGACCAACGTCAATGGCGTGGTGCTATCTCTATACAGTGCTGGTCCCGGCACAGGTAAGACTGGCGCTATGTATGGGGCCAGTAGCATTTGGGGTAACCCCAAGGCATTGGCAGTTTTTGAAGCTACGCCCAACGCTTTGATTCAGCGCATGATTACCTTGAAGAACATTGTGTTCACGCTGGATGAGCAGTCAAACAACGATGGCAAGACCATATCAAACGTGGTGCATAACGTGTCATCCGGTACGCCCAAGATTCGCATGAAGGCGTCCACCAATGAGGAGCGCGAAGCATCTTTCAGTACAAGCCAAATCTGCCTTATTACTACTAACAAACCCATCAAAGACATGATGAGTGAGTACAAGGCTAACTATAGTGCAGAGAACGTGCGGGTCATTGAGCCTGAGTTAATCATGCCTAGCGTGCCGGGCTATGAGTTAGACGCAGCGCGTGGTAAGTTGATGATCGACCCACTGAAATACAACTACGGTCATGCTGGGCGCGACTTCATTCAGAAGCTACTTATTACCGGCATAGATGAAATCAGACGCCGTTCTGATATCCACTACATCAAGGTGGCAGATCGCTATACGTCCAACAGTGAATACCGCTTCATTGCCAATCTGTATGCTGAGACTTACTTAGCGGGTGAACTAGCCCACGAATACGGCATTGTGGATTTTGACCTTGAGCGTATTTTTAGAGTGGTTGGTCAAGACTTCATGGATATCATTGAAGGTAAGCAGCGGGACGATCAGAACACCCGCGCCGATGTGGTGGGTGACTTTATCAATAAGAACATTCAAAGCGCATTGGTAATCCGTGATGGCAAGATCATGATGGAGCCACGCAACTCATTGTTTATCCGTGCCGAGGTAGACAACAGTTTGATTTGGGTATCGTCCAGCGCCATGAAAGAGTACCTACGCTTGATTAAACTTGGTGTAAGAGACTTTGAGGATCGGCTAACCAAGGCAGGCATATTGGTCAGCAAAGGGCGCAAGCAGATGGCGGCGGGCTGGAAAGATGCGTTTGGGTCTACCAACGTGCAAGCCTATGAGTTAAAACTAGATATGTCGCACTTGTTTGATGGCAAAGACGCAATATCAGTTTGATACTACGCCGATTGACGAGCCCGTATGGTTACTACCGTACGCAAGCATGGAGATCGGTGATAGCTTCTTTATCCCGACGGTACGCCCAGCTTACCTTACCTACGTCATAGACACTACCTCCAAGAAGGAGGGTGTCAAAGTAAAAGTGTTTACGGTTACCGAGAAAGATGTTCTTGGTGTCCGCGCATGGCGCGTAGGTTAGCGGTATATGCTGGGCGAACCCGTGATAGATTCAAACGTATTAAGGATGTTGCGCTTGACCATATTCTGAAGCTTAACAATCTCATCAAGATTTTGTTTGCGCTCTAGGATAGTTATGTCTTTATTTGTACGGATTGTGTTAGCAGCGGCCCGCAAGTCTCGCAATGAACCATTGACCGCGCTGTTGTAGTACTGTACTAAATAATAATTTTGCGGGTTGCTTTCAATATATTTTTCAAACAATTCGGGTTTGTCTTTAAGCGCATTGATACGCTTGTCCATTTCCTTGATGCGGGCTTCAGCGTTACTAAACTCCCGCGCATCCACATTTGATTTGGAACCTAGGAAGCTAGACAGGAATGGTACGTCATTCTTCATATCCACTTCTTTTTTACCAGTCAACGTAAGTCCGAGATTGGATACCCCAGTCAATGCTTTAGCCATACCATCCACATAGTTGTTGGCAAAGAAGTACATAGTGTTGGGGCTCCAATCCACCGCGCCGTTTGTTGTATTGAACAATGTACGTGCTGCCGATTTATAAAGCTCAGGGATGCTATCCCCACCAGTGTACGCATCACCATAACGTGACTGACGGTTGTTGTATATCTCACGCCCTAGCCCGTCCAAATTCATTACGTATTCAAAGAACGGACGGATTGCGCTAGGCGCTACAGTATCAAGCGCCCATGCAGGGAAGTTATCCACCATGCTGATCTTAGAGACTGGCAGTGGCAAATAGGAGTCCAACGCCGTGGTAGCAATATTAGACAGCGCATCAGCAGTTGAATTGCGCCCCGCAAAGATAGAGGCAATCTGTGCACCAGCAGAAGCAAACGTGCCCATACCGAAACCCCACGGTATTTGAATAATCATATCCGTGCCGGGGATATGGAACCGAGCGTAACGTGTCCAACGCGCCATGTCATCCGAAGCAACTTTGTTGCGTCCTTGGTCGTCATCACCAGACATCATCATTGCCATCATGTACATGCCAACACCTAAACCAGTCAACGTAGCTGCCATAGCCCGCGCAGATTTTTTCTCTTGGCGTTTTTGTTTAATAGCTTTTTTAATTGCGGCTTCCGATACGCCTTTAGCTTTTTCTTCTGTCCTAAATAGTTCTTCATCAAACTTAGAGAACATGGGTACAGTAGCTTCAAGGGCGCGCACTGCACCGGTAGCGGCTGGGCGGAAGAACATAAACAACGCGCCCATGCTTTTACCCCAGCGCCCAACTTGTTCAAAGTTGGCTAGGTTTTTAGCGTACTCAACTGCTTGAATATTAGCGTCTTCACGTGCACGGGCTGTTGGCAAACCGTCGGATACGTTTTGATTAAAGATGTCGTCCTTCATCATCCGGTATGTAGCTACCCGGCTAGACAACTCAAACATATCATTGTAGATATCAATGAATTTATCTATCTGTTCTTTTTTCAGTAGAACGCCTTTGGAGTTTTTGACTTCTTTAATCAGTTCATCCAATGCGCCTTTAGATGCCACACCTTGTAGGTACGATACGCGCCCACCTTCTTTGACAAAGTCTTTCAGGTCACGGTAGTAACGTTCTTTGTCGTTTAGTTGGTCATAAGTCTTATCGCCACCAGCCAATGCATTAATCTCATCAAACTTGCCGTTTGCATACAGGCTTGCATAGTTAAGCGAACGATACAGCCCACCATTAGCTACGTCTGACGAAATGAAGGATAGTAGACGCCCAGCTTTTTGTGGACCAAGTTCAGCACCAATAATGAACGCATTGGTCAACGCATCACGTACAAAGTTCATTGGTGCAAACGCTGGGTTGTAGCGGGTATGCATTTGCCCCACGCCGCTAGTAAACCGATTGATTAAGTCAATTACAGGTTCATTGGTACGGAACGTACGACGTATAGCTTCTTTTTCTTGGTCATTATTTAATTCAATAACGTCAATTGAACCATCTGCGTTGTAATGGAAGACTTTGTTGTCACCACCAATTTTTACTTTATCAACTTCACCTTTAAAGCGCTCTTCAAATTTGATTTTAGCAATTACTCGCCCACTTAGAATGCGATAAAGTTTTGGGTCAACCGCATTTTTAATTGCAAGAGTTACATCTTTTTTACCATAGCGCAGCGCAGCCGTAGCGCCATCAGCCAACGATTGCAGGATAGGGTTATCAGACTCAGACAAACGCCCCTGCATTGTGTCTTGACCATCTTGGAACTCGCCGCCTAAACTTTTGCTATCAAAGTTAAATTGGTCGTCTATCACCCGTTTACCCGGACGTCCTTTAAACGGCACATAGTGTTTGAAGCCATAAAAGTCTACGACGTTAGCAACAGGGCGCGACCAGTAGTTAGCTTCTTTATTTAGGTCAATAGTTATTTCATGCACTTTTTGCACGGCATCTGCTACAGCTTGGATTTCTTTCGCTGACTCAGCGGTATCAAATAGCTTAGTAATTTTGGCTATGTCTGCTGAGCTACGTTCACCAATCACGTCATAACGGCTATTGTCTTTATTGAACATCTCAGGCGTAGTTTCCACAAGCCCAGTTTTGCCGCCGGGCCTAGCCACTTCTATGACTTTAGCGTTGTACTTACCATCTTTGGCAAACACAATGTCATTAACCGCTTTACGCAGTTCTTGCGCATACACTTTGCGCGTAGCATCCGCTACGTCAAACATTGGTTGCGTAAGAATCTTATTCAGTATTTCTTCACGGAATCCTTTGGCAGAGAACTCCGTGCCGTTAAACATTTTTTGCAACTCAGGCGTTTTGATGAAGTCAGCTACTTTGATGTTTTTATCTGTATCGTCCAGCGGCACTTCTTTGAGGAACTTGACCAGCCGACGCTCAGGCTCGTGGCGGGCTTCCAATATCAAATGCAGTCGCGCTAACGCAGCTTCTACAGAAATTTTGTTTTTATTTGCGTAGGCTTTAACAGCGTTATGTACATCTTCAGTAGGAAACTTTAATTTTTCATTAAATGCATTGACCGCAATGCCGGTCGAACGTGTAATTTGTCCATATACATTGTTTAACTTATCAGACACCCGATCCAACTTACCTACTAATGCCGCGCGGTCTTCTTTAACTTTAAGGATGTAACGGTCATTTTGAAACCGCTCGGCAAGCCAATGCGCGCCTTCTGTGGTAAGTAGTTTTTTAAGTAATACCTTACCGCCACGTTCTTTAAGCTCAACAGACTTTTCCGCAGTCGCAGCAAACTCTTCATCAGTCTGCCCTGCTTTTTGTTCTGGAGTTAATGCTGGTGCTTGGCTGACCGTTGGCTGCTTCTTGGCGGCAAGCGGTTTCATGTCTATGCCTTTTGTAGGCGGGGGCGACAAGATATCTTCAAACGCAGCTATGGCTTCGGTAGACATGTTGCCATCACGCATAAGCCCAAGGGCTTTAATATTTAACAGGTCAGCAAGCGCCCGCAGTAAGTTTGACCAGAGTGATGTGTTCTCTGGGATGATGGAATTTTTAACCGGTATTTTTAACCCGCCAAGCGCATTCTGAAACGCTTCGTCATTGATAGCATGGCTTACAAACTCATGCAGACTCTCATACGCATCAGGAAATTTAGCGCCCAACTCTTGCTTGGACTCATCCATCAGGTACTCAAGATGCGCAGCAGCCTTCTCTTGCTTATCTGTGAGCTTCTCACCATCTTCCCACCGCTTAATAATTTTGACAGTAGCGGCATGGGTCAACTCATGCAATACTGTTTCTTCATCTTGCGCTTCTTTTGTAATACGTGTTGTATCTGTCTTAGGGTCGTACTCAGCCCTACGTCCGCTAGGCAACGTATCTACAACTTCCACTTTAGTCTTTAACCCAACTTCATGCAAACGCTGCGCAACTGCTTTGCGCCAAGGGTTTTTAGACCCCATACGAATGTGGTTAAGAAACGCGGAGGCGTTAGCCCGACGTAGTTGCTCTTCCGTATATTTTGGCAGTGGTGTAGTTTTGACCTCGGGTGTTTCAACCGGGCCATGAATCTGATCGGCAAGCACACCGATAGCGTTACCATGTTCTTCAATGGTATTTTTTCCAATCAACGGCAGGTAATTTTCTTTTTGCTCGTTGGTCAGTAATTTATACGCAGGGACTTGCCGCTCGGGGTTGTTCTCGTTGTGGTATTCAGCTTCTTCGTCGTATAGCGCACGCTGATCCTCATTAAGCTCTACTGCTGTTTCTGCTTTTTGTTTTTGCGGTTTTGTTTCGATGGTTTCAGTGGTTTGAGTGCCAAGGTTTACTCCTTCAGTAGGCAAATTAGTAGTTGATGTTTCAGTGGGGGTGGAACCTAGCTTTTTACGGTCGGCATCAAGTGCGTCAATTTGGGCAATAATTTCGTCGTGTTGCGCGTTAAGCTCGGTTCGTTTTTGCGTTAATGGTGAATCAAGCCGCTCTGAAAGGGTTAATTTATTAAGTTCATCAAGGAGCCTTGTCGATTCTTCTCCAATTTCCTCAGCTTTATTAAGCAATTCTTGACGCGTTAAAAAATTATTTATCCAAGCGTTGTTGGGCGCTGCTGTTATTGCAACGGGCTGTGCTGTTTTTCCCTCAACAGGCTTTCCAACATTCGGCTCAGTAGGAACCACTCCATCTCGTTGAGTTGTTTCAAGTCCTCCGGGGGGGCTTGTAACGGGGGTGGTTGTTCCAACCACAGGAACGCCCGCTCCACTTGTTTCTGCGTTAAGTTCTGCAACATTGGGGGCTCCTTGCGGGGTAATGCTAAGTTCATTCTGTAGTCTGGCAATTTTAATTTCAGCGCCTTTAATAAACGTGCCTTTTATACCCTTTGCTTGCAATGTAGCCAAAGTAGCTTGCGCGGCTTTAAGGTCGTTTTCTTTTTTAATGCGCTGGGCTTCGGACAATTGCTTGACCGGCGCAGCGGCTGGCGCTGCCTCAACAGGCGGCGTTTCTGTAACAGGCGCTGCTTCAGTAGGTAGGGCCGCATTGTCTGCAACAGTTGTAAGCTCAGACGCAACTTCGGGAATAGAGATAGGCGTTTGGCTACCAAACATGCCCGTCATCAGTTTTTCAGTTTCAGCAGCTACCCTTGCTATTTGGTCATCAGCGGGATTTACTTCATTCTCCGCAGCCGAACGTCCAAACGCTACGTTAGTAGCACCGGTAATAGCAGCACCGCCAAGGCCACCTTTAAGCCCAGCGTTGATAAACCGTTCAAAGTTTTGTGGGGTAAAGAAGTTATTGTTCTCATCTACAAACTTCTCGGCTGCTGCGCTGGACATTTCCTGCACCATCTCAGTGCCGCCCTCGCTCACCATGCCTTCAACTGCGCCCTTGCCTGCCCGCTTATACCAAGCACCAATGATCTGCTCTTCTGGGATGCCAGACAGTCTGGCTTTGCGCATCAGGTTTAGCGGAGTGATTGCATCCAGTACTGTATTAAACCCACCGAACGCCAACGCAGCGCCAAGGTCATCATGGCCTTTCTCATACAAGTTCTGATATACGTCAGGTACGTTTTGTGCCGCAGAGCCAGTCAGTGCGCCAGCCGCTTCATACTTTAATGCTTCTTTTTTGGCAGCTTGAACGCCAGCTTGTAGCGCAATGTTTTTAGCTTCAGTTTCTGCAACGCCTTGGGCAATACTGGACGCCGCAGCTTTTTCAGCCGCAGACCTAGCTGCTGCCACCGCACCGCGCCCAATAATTGATGCTGCGCCACCTGTAAATAGGCTAGGAAGCATGGACGGAATAGCTTCGCCGACGGCTTCTGTAATGTATGTAACTGCATCCCCTACCCCCTTGATATCAGAAAATGATGGTACGGCGGATGGATATTTTTCTTCTGTTTCTTTTTGGTACGCCGCAGCTTCTTGCATCTGCTTTTTAGCGTAGTCATCGTAGCCAAGAGCTTTAGCCGCCATAGCTGGCGCAACGTCACCTATCAACGAAGACAGTCCACGCCCACCACGAATGACGGACGGAATGAAACCAGTTTCTGCTTTAGGAGCAGAGGCAAGGGCAGGGGCTTGTTCTTCCGGTTGAAAGAATTGGTTTTTTAAAAGCCCTAGGTCAGACTCCGTAAGTCCCGGAGGGCCACTAAATTTATACCGCTTCCCGTCAGGCCCTTCTATACGGTATGTCTGCATATTTAATCCTCGCTGTCGTCAGGTGTAAGGCCACTTGTCATACCTGCTAGTGTAGCTCCATACATCTCATTAGCATATTTTTTAGAGAGTGATTCAAACGTAACGCCATTTTTCTTATGTTCCAAAGCAACCATTGGGTCTTTTAACTCTCTTGCAGCTTTGTCCGCGCCTGCTTTTTGTGCTTGCATAGCAAGTTGGCCTTTTTTAATTGACAGGGCATTATTCATGTAGTCGTATTTTTTGCCAGCCGCTGATTGCGAAGCCGCATGTAAGCCCTCAGACGCCCTGTTATGACGTGCTTGTTCTGCAAGTTGTGCTTGCTGCTGTTGCAACTGACGGATGTTAGACGCCAAACCAATCGCAGTCCGTTCATCGCCCTTGCGCATAGAAACGCTGTACTTAGCCATTTCAATCTGCAACTGACGTTGGTTGTCTTCCATCTGTTGAGCCAGTTTACTAGACTCATCCATAGATGCGCCAATAGACGGAGAGGCTGCGGATGCAGCACGCAGCGCACCAGCTATCCCGCTACCCGTACCACGCTTAGAAGCTTCAGCTGCCATATTAAAACCAAAATTCATCATGGCTCTACGTTGGGCATCCGATCTTACTTCGTCAGCTTTACCAGCGTTCTGCGCTATCATTGCTTTAAGGCCATCCAACTCTTTAGAGCTAGATTCACCCAAGTATTTCATGATGTCTTTCACGTTATCCATGAAATCATCTTTACTGATACCTTGGCTTTGCGCAAGGTTTGCAGCTGCGGCTACAACGCCTTTACCTGAACCGGTAGACTTACCAGCATCATCTTTTGATGCAGACGCGCTTGAACTAGGGGCTGGAGGATTAACTGTCCCACGTCCGCCGCCAGTCCCAGTAGAAGGCAATGTGGTTCCTTTACCTGAAGAGTCAGTACGTGAAGCCGCTAAATAATCTTTAGCCGCTTGGATAGATTTAGCTTCTGTATCTGCTATTTTTTTAGGAGTTGTTTGTTCAAACAAACCGGGGCGATCCCGATTAGCTTGCATCATGGCTTCATTTTTTTGTTTTAAATTTTCAAACACTTTTCGTCTAGCAATAGCGTCTGGGCTATCTGACATTACTTCATTAAAAAATTGTCCCGCCCTAGATGTAGTTTCTTCACCCTCATTACCGCCTTCTTTAAAAGCCACAATGCCACCGCTACGCATCCGCATAGCCGCACGGTCCTGTAACTCTTCTTGCGCTATGCGCCGAGCTTGGGGCAGGGGGGATAACTTAGCAATCTGCTGCAACTGCTGGTCGCTCATACCATCCATCATGGACGCAAGCTTACCGTCGCTGGGATCAGAAATAGACCCACCTCCTGCGTAAGCCCTGATCTGACCGCCATCTTTTTTGCCGCTCATCATGCTACCAAAACCTTGGGCAAGGCCAGCAATTTGACCTAAGGTACTAGCTGGCTGCTGGTACATTGTTTCACCCGCCTTAGATATTGGTAAACCACGGACCATGTCAGACATAAAGCCCAACTGTTTGTACGGATAGTTCTGTTTATCCAAGAACTGTTGATAGTCAGCATTGAGCATGTTCTGCATCTGTTGCTGCTGTTGCCCACCATACTGGTTCTGCAACTTGTTAATGTCCATGCCTTGCTGAAAGTTTTGCTGACCCAGCGCGCCCATTGTGTTAGCGCCTTGTAGTGCGGTCTGCAATCCTTGAAGTCCTAAGCCAGCACCAAACTGCTTTGACTGTTCACCAAGTTGATTCTCAGTATTAAACTGCTGCATTGCTTGGGTATAGGCGTCTTGTAAACCTTTGGCTTGGATATCCCCCAACTGCGTACCAAGATTGCGCTCACGCTCTGCTCGCATGATGGCATCACGCCCACCACCAAACGCCCCTGCTTGCGTAGCTTGTCCTTGCTGCTGAGTACCAGCTATGTCAGATTGGCGTTTTGCCTCACGCTGTTGAATGTCCACCACGTTTTGCGTGTATGGGGACATGTAGTTAGCCGCAGTTTGTCCTTGATTAAACCCAGACGTAGCCGGATTAAACGAGCCATATTTAGTACCTAATGCGCCAAGGCCAGCAATCCCAGCCATGTTTGCCGCGCCCTGTGTGTATTGGGACGGAGCCATATCTTGCGCACCAGAAAACGACTGCTGCTGCATTGGCGTGAACTGGGCAAACCTATCTTGCGTGTCGTAAGACTGAAAAGGTCGAAACCCGCCGACCTGCGGAAGCCCCGAGGTCTCATCCATTATTACTTTACCGCTTGCATCTTTAGCAGGCTGAAATACAGTTGCGTATGTTTGTCCCAGCAAATTCTGGGCATAGGGCGCTATCTCAGGAGCAAAGCCGGTCTGATATTGCGTTACTTGGGTTGGGTCCATGATCTATTCCTTAGCGTGGAAGATATTTTTCGGCGCGGCTATTTGTAGCTACTCTGCCTTTGCCTACTGTCTGCTTACGCGCAGCTTGGATTCTGTCCATCATAGCGTAAAGTTTGCGCGCTCCAGCGTCTGTAGAACCATTACCTAGTTCTGACACTATTCGCGCAGGAATTACAAATTCACCGTCTGCAAGTCGCGCAGGTTGGCCTCGCCCAATCGTAGCAGGGATAGAGTCGGATACGCCATCACCGGGCCCTTTGAGTAGCCGCCCGCCATCAGAATAGCTACCTAAGTTGTACATTGCATCGGACAGCCCGCCCCTTGCGTACACATGGTCAGGATGGTAGTTGAACTTACCACGGCTAAAGAAACCACCGCGCGCGTCACCGTGACCACCACCTTCACCGCCACCACCATCGCCCCCTGCTCCGGGGCCATCACCTCCACCTACAGACCCATCACCTTTACCGCCACCATCACCTTCGCCGCCAGTATTACCACCAGCATCACGGCTACCCCAGCCCCCGCTTTCACCACCATTAACGGCGCCGGGGTCTCTGCTAGTAGAAGAGCCAGCTTCACCGCCTAGTGAACTCTCGCCTTGCATTCCGTATTGAGCCGCGAGGTCTCTTGTAGCAGCGGCTTCAGCGGCAGCAACACTTGCAAAATTAGATGCATCTACTATAGGAGCAGCGTATTGAGTCCCAAGAAGTGCGCCTAATAAACCGCCGGTATAACTATTGGGGTCACCGGGAGCAGGCGCTGCCGGGCCGTCAGTACGTCCACTACTAATATTTTTAATAAAGTTGGTTACAACGTTAGCATCGTCTTTAGTCGTATCGGTCTTTTCGGTATTAGAGTGCCATTTAAACTCCATGGTAGCTGGGTCGTACTCATACCAGCCAGCAACTTTACCGCCTAAGTTTGCTTGGGCCCCTACTTTTTTTATAGTATCAGGTAAGGTACTTAAAAGTCCGCTGTCGTCCGTAACCCCGCCGCTAGCATGGTGCGTTAGACCACTTTTATAGAAACCTACGTTGTCAGCATTTTTGAAGTTGGAAACATAGCCGCCGCCTTTAGCGCGGTAAGTTTGCTCGTAGTTAGCGCCCCAACCATAATCATTGCCGTAATCGTTACCGGCAAATTGGAGAGTTTGGTCGTCGCCGCCACCATTAATAAAATCATTACCAGCATATTGAAGAGTTTGGTCGTCATTGCCCCCACCAATAAAATCATTACCAATAAAGTCATTAGACGAAGTTTGCCCAGTAGTATCAGTGGTAGTTGCGGTATTGGGGGTGTAAGTAGTTGTGCCTGTTGTCCCGCCGCCTACATTAACCCCACTTTGTTGGTTAGTAACAGCAGCAGCATTCAGCGTATCTTGCGCCGCAGTTACAGCGGGAGAACCAACATTGTTACCCATCCACGAATCTACTTGCGCCCGGTAAGTTGGGTTACTAAAGTAAGCAGATATATCTACTCCGCCTGATACTGTTTGGGTCATATTGCCAGACGTAACTGTCCCAACACGAGGGGTAGTAACGTTACTAATCCCAGTATTGTTAAGCGTATTTCCAGTATTGTTTGCAGTGTTATCGTTAAGCGCCGCGAGATCAAAGTCCGCGCCTAAGCCCGCAAGTATGTTGCTTAATTCATCTTGCGTTAGTAAGCCATCTCCGCCAGCCGTATTGGTGGTATCTACATTAGTTGTAGTGGTATCAATACCAGTATAAGTTCCAGTGTCAGTCCCAGTCTCAATAAACGAACTAATATCAGTGTCGGTATCGTCATCAATCTCAGTATTAGTATTAGTCTCAGTCACAATCTGAGTGTAAGTTCCAATATCAGTATCAGTATCAGTCTCAATAAACGAACTAATGTCAGTATCGGTTCCTGTATCAGTAAAGGTCTCAGTCTCAGTCACAATCTGAGTATAAGTTCCAATATCAGTATCAGTATCAGTCTCAATAAACGAACTAATGTCAGTATCGGTTCCTGTATCAGTAAAGGTCTCAGTCTCAGTCACAATCTGAGTATAAGTTCCAATATCAGTATCAGTATCAGTCTCAATAAACGAACTAATGTCAGTATCGGTTCCTGTATCAGTAAAGGTCTCAGTCTCAGTCACAATCTGAGTATAAGTTCCAATATCAGTATCAGTATCAGTCTCAATAAACGAACTAATGTCAGTATCGGTTCCTGTATCAGTATCAGTATCGGTCTCGGTAACAATCTGAGTATAAGTTCCAATATCAGTGTTGGTTCCTGTATCAGTATAAGTATCAGTCTCAATAAACGAACTAATATCAGTATCAGTCACAGTCTCAGTAAAAGTCTCAGTCCCTGTGTCGGTTCCAGTATCGGTTCCTGTGTCGGTTCCAGTATTGGTTCCTGTGTCAGTTCCAGTATCAGTCACAGTCTCAGTAAAGGTCTCAGTTTCAGTCCCTGTGTCGGTTCCAGTATCAGTCACAGTCTCAGTAAAGGTCTCAGTCTCAGTCTCAGTAAAGGTCTCAGTCTCAGTCCCTGTGTCGGTTCCAGTATCAGTCTCAGTTCCAGTATCAGTCTCAGTTCCAGTATCAGTCCCTGTGTCGGTTCCAGTATCGGTCCCTGTGTCAGTACCAGTCTCGGTCTCAGTTCCAGTATCAGTCCCTGTGTCGGTTCCAGTATCGGTCCCTGTGTCGGTTCCAGTATCGGTCCCTGTGTCAGTACCAGTCTCGGTCTCAGTTTCAGTCTCAGTTTGAGTTTCGGTCTGAGTTAAAGTATCAGTCCCTGTGTCGGTTCCAGTATCAGTCTCAGTTTCGGTCTCAGTAGTCCACCATGTGTGCGTATCCGTATAAATATCCGTATGAACATCTGTATGAACATCTGTATGAACATCTGTATGAATTGACGTATCAGTATGTGTTTCAGTTGCAGTGGGCGTTTCAGTTGCGCTATGCGTTTCAGTGTGGGTTTCTGTAGGCGCAGTGCCCTTATGCGTATAGTCACCCAACCCCATCAAATAGTTATAGGCATCGGCTGACTTGCCGCTTAGTCTGTAGTGCGGGCTTTCGGCGGCTTTGGCGCGTGTTTCAGCTTGCCAATTTTCTAAGTTGGATTTGTTTGCCCAAAAACTTGCGGGCATATGCGCACTATTTAAATGGCTAGAGATGGCTTTATCTGACGCATTGGGGTGGGCATCCATCCATGTATTAAATTGTTCTTGTGTGGCGTTAGGATCAATTGTTCTATTTTGTTGTTGTGCTGCCGGGCGCTCAAACAAAGATTTATAAGCAGCTTGGATATCAAAAGGCTGATTGGCTTTGGGCGTAGCTGCTTCTCTTAATTCATTTTGTACTCTTTTTTGAGCATCAGCCATTTCCTGATTTGTAGGAGCAGTTTCAGGATGTAACTTATAGTACTCATACCAATTTGTGCCGCCAGTTGTAGAACCGCCATCCGCCAACTTTCTTGGGGTTAGTGCAGTAAAACTTTGAGTTTTTGGGTCGTAATCGTATGGACGGATATAGCCTGTACGTGGAAGCTCAGGCATATCGGTATTGGTTTCTACCATTTGGTCAGCCAAAATAGGCGTGGCTGCGTACATCAACGGCGAAGCATTCTTTTTAAGGAAATCCCAGCCAGTAGTAGTTGGGTTATCAGCGATTGCGCCAGCGCCCGCTTTAATTTTGTCCCATGGACTAGCTTGAGCCACTTGCTCCGCAATATTAGCTGCGCCGACCCCTTCACCTGCGGTTGTTAGCGCGGCTGTACCACCTGCATTCTGAATGCCTTGCTGCGTAAGCGCGGCTGTACCAGCATCCATTAGGCCTGCGCCAAGCCCAAACCCGCCGTACGCCCCCATACCAGCCATTAGACCTTTGCCAATATCCCCAGTCAATGCAGCCGTACCTACTCCAACCGCAGCGCCAGCGCCAAGCGCAGATTCAAATAATGCGCCGCCAAGTCCCGCACCAGCGGGGCCAAGCCATGCGCCAAGTGCGATAGGTGCTACTGTTTTAAGTAGATTTTCAAGAAAGCCAGCTTCTACTAATCCCGTTTCGGGGTTAATAGACAATGATCCACCATGCGCCATAGCCAGCTGTTGCAACTTATGGACCTCACTTGGGGTCATGTGCACAAGCATATTGTCGTTGCCACGACCTCGTGCGGCTAGGTGTTGGGCGGCTAGTTGTAGGCTCATTTCTGCCTCTCAAAATGGGGGTTGGTCGATATTATCATGTTGCCAGCGCTGAGACAAACGACATTGTGGCTACGACGGATTGTGTAGAAGGTTTGGTTGGGGTGCCGGACGCAGCGTAGTACTCGATAGTTACAGTAGCAATTGTGGGCGACCAGTAAATCTCAACGTAGTCATTTGCCGCCATAGACAGAAAATAGTTCCAGCCCTTGATGTCATGAAACGGAACGCCAGCACTTTTACGGGCGGGCATTCCTACTTTTCCGGTAGAACCAACAATATCTGTTCCGTTTTGCTTAAGCCATATAAAAAGGTCTTGCGGGGCGTTATCAAGGTTTTGTGCTTGCACGCTGAACTGTAGGTTGTATACACCGGCATTGGCTACCGTGATTTTGGAACTTGCAATACTTACCCCGTTGGAGAAGTCTGTGGTGTTCAACGTCAGCAGGGTGGCGGTATTGGCGGTCGTTGTCTGGGTTTGGTCGCTGGAGAAAGCCCCATAAGGGAGCCGAATTCCTGTACCCCCAGAAGATGCCATCAACTGCGCATTAAAACTATCCAGCCGGTTGAAGTACAGGCGCAGGACGTTATTAAGCTGGTCTATGTATTGAGCGTTGTATTGCGCAGGGGCCAGCGGCAAGCTAGGCGCAACGACCTTATTAAGCTGGTAATCAGAGGTAATTATGTAACTCATCGGCGACCATCCGGGCGAATATCTATACGGGTAGCGCCAAGCTGCCAAGAAGTTCCAAGGTTATTGGAACCCACTTTAATAATCATCTGCCGTCCACGAACCCGTGTGTAGACCTGCCCCGTAAAGCCTTCGGTGATCGTGTAGGCAGCGCCGGTCAACTTGTTTACATTGGCTGCCACAGGAGTTCCTGTGCCCGAACCCGAGTTAACCATGGGGTACAAAGTGTACGTAACTTGCGGGCTGGAGCCTGTGTCCGAACCTGAGAACGTCAAGTCAGGCAACATACGCCAGATGAACGCAAAGTGGTCACCATCGCCAATGTCAAACTCAGCGGAGGAAATGTAGGCTTCAATTGGCAGTGTCGTGCCGGTCTCTGCGTCATCGTTGCCGTACTCTTGGTTGACGATGTTGTAACTATAGGTGGCGGCAAGGGGGTAGTTCCTAAGCCCGGAGTCCAGCCATGCCGTACGCGCCATAGTGCCGTAGTACCAAGTATTCTCAAGGTAGTTGTATACCACGTACCGGTCTATTGTGCTGCTGGTAGCTGTGCAATAGAAGAACCAGACTTCATTGAAGCCTTCGTTGGTGCTGGCAAATACCTGCTGGTTCTGATCCAAGTTAATGTCTTGGTAAATGAATTTGCGCAGGTCGCAGTTGAGCGTTTGTACCCGTCCGTCGTACTTGTAAAACTTGTCCGTCCCCATCCAGTAAATAACGCCAGATGCTTGCGCCACTGCATTTTGGTTAAGGATAGATATGTTGTCGCCCAAAAGCTGCACACCCCAGACGTATGGTGGGCCAAGGTATTGCAGGGAATACAGCGCTGAGTCCGTCCAGACCACAATCTCCTGACGGGTTTGGATAGTTGCAACTATTTGGGTGCCGTGCGAGAGCCGCACATAGCCCGCTTGATTAGTAATTGCTGGAGTCCAATTCGTAACTGACTCCTGATCCGACCACCGGATAAGCATAGGGTCTTGGGTTGTTTCCCCAGCTTGATTGCAACCAAAAGCAAACGTGAACCGGCTTACGTCAGAGACGTATACAATATTTTGAATAATCGGTACGTTAGAAGCACCTGCCAAAGAAGTCACTGGAATTAGGTTTGGCAAGATGTAGTGTGTCCCCGACTGTGACCCGGAGGTATTAATTGCAGCGCCGCCCACAGTTGCAGATAAGTTAAACGTCGACCCCGAAGCATTAATTACGTAATACGTAGTACCGGGAGTCAAGCCCGTCGGCAAAGCAGATGGGTAGCCAGAGTTTGCCAAGATAACAGGGCTTCCATTGGCTAAAGTAACCGTAGCAGTTACCACCGCAGGAGTTGCAATAGTTACCGTAAAAGTAGATGGAGCTACGCCGTAGTTAGCGTCCCAGTAGTAAATTGGGCTGCCACGGAAACCTGCCACTAAATTCTGACCAAAGTTTGTCTGGCTCCACAAACGCAGAGAGGACGTAGACGTGCCGCCGTACCCCCAAACACCAGCGCCCCAGCCGCCAGCGCCCCAGCCAGCCAAAGGAACTTCAGCATCCAGACCTACGTTGATCTGGTACATAGCGTTAACTGTTGTGCCGCCACCTGCTGCTACTGTGGAAGTTGCGGTTGTAGATGCTGTAATTGTGTAGGAATTAGCGTCAACGTAGGTAAGTTTGAACTCGCCGTTGAGGTTTAGCCCGCCGACTGTGGCTGCATTGCTAAAGGTAACGTAGTCGTTGTTGATTGCCCCATGCGCGGTGTGCGTTACCGTGACGGTGGCGCTGAGATTGGTTGTTTTAAACGGATTGCTCAGGATAGCGGAGCTACGGATTGGGGTTACATCGTTATACGCACCGCCGTTCTCAATGTAGAACTTAGCGCTTGTGCCAAGACCCAGCAGGTTGAGGTTAGCCAACGTTGCCCAGTTCCACAAGGAACGGCAAATGCCTAGGAATGTACTGGAAGAGAGACGCGACCAACCCCCAATTTTCTCAGGAGTGCCTTGGCGAAAGCGCACTTTGTCCGACTGGAACCAGCCGCCCTCGTTGGTGTACCGAGTGTTTTCCCGGTTAACCCCCGGCTTCAGCATAAGTTTTTGTAACGGCATCGTACGTCCTTACACGTTTCTTTCAAAATGCGGGCAATCGACCAACGATTTGAAATTGCCGCCCCACCGGTTTTTGGGGTGTAGGCTTTCCCAATACGCGCCTAGGGGAGCCAAGATTCCCTTGTCCCATATTATCTTCCCATCCTTGAAGAAATTCAAGTCAACGGCGCAACGTTTTAGGTGGATGGAGTTCATCGTTTTAGACCGCCCGGTCTTGAAGTAAATGGCTTGTTGCTCCGGTGTACGGGCTAGTTCACCTCCAGTAACTACAAAACCTTGGTCTGTGGCGTACTGGATTAGCTTACACATATCCAGCAGGAAGGCTGCTTGCTCTTGCGATAGGCTCATTTTCCACCCCTTATATCTGCCAGTTTCTCAATGGTTCTGCCACCAAAGTAAGCACCCATGATAAGCATACCCCAGTTGCCCAGCAGGGTAACGTAAGACTGATTGGCATTCAAACCAAAGGCCGACATCATGGCAAACAAGAAATAGCCCGTGAAAATGGCTACCAGACTCAAGGGGCGGATGTTCTTGGACAGCCAAGAGTCTGAACCCATATCTGATTTCCAGCGGTCGGAAACGTTATCGTCTTCATTCTGGGCGGCTTGGGCAAAGACCTTGAGGGTGTCAAGCTCCATTTGGGCCTTTTGGATACCCAGTTCAATCAGGCGCTCCTCGTGGTCATACTGAAGCTGGCGCAGCTTGGCAACGTCTTCTGGGGTAGGAGCATCGGGTATTTTGATGCCAAAAGTGTTCTCAACCACTTCTTTGCCTTTGGCTTGAAGGGCGGAGGACAGGAGGCCAAGCCCGTTTTCGGCAAGTGTCCCAAGCAGGGATGCGACTATGGGGATCATCAATGTTTCTCCAGCAAAAGCGTTAACCACCAAAATACAAGGCCCAGTACCAAAATAGCAATTGCACCGCCAAGCAGCCAGTTGATTAACTCGTCCAACTCCTTCTTCTTAGCCGCTGCGTTCTTCTCGTCCAAGATTTCCTGCGCCTTGCGCTTTTGGATCAAGTCGTTTCTGGTGATGAGTAGCTGCTGCCAAACATCTGCATGACCATTAAGCACAAGCCATTGATTCAGTTCCTTCTCAGCGTCATCCAGCTTTTTAGCCTGCATAACGATCTCAAACGCCTGCGCCGTGTCCGACCCCGCAAAACCTGTCTTTGGCTTGGACGCTGCCCGCTGGACAACATCTTTGGCCTCAAAGAACTTCATTGCCTCGCCAGTGATGGCGTGGATATCCTTGCCTAATTTAATGGCAGCTTGGACTCCCTTTACAGCCGCTTGGGCCGTAGCAAAGGCGGTTATTGGGTCGATCATTAAGCAAGGGTTGTACCCACCGTGATGGTGTCAGCGCCGGTTGACGATGAGATGGTGTCAGTAGACGTAGTGCTTGTGTCTGTTTGACCGGCTTGCTCAACTATGGTGTACTCAACCCACTGCTCGGTAAACTGACTCCAAGACCAATTGCCCTCGGGTTTAACAGGCCGCACAACCCACCCCGGCGGGAACCACCAGACAACTTCTTGTCCATCACCAGCGGTAGGGGGGTCAGAAACTTCAACCCAGCCCTCAGTGCCGTCGGTTTCAGGTTTGGGGATAGAGCCAAATTTAGAGTACAGCATTGCTAGCAACCCAAGAAGTTGTGGACTCATCCCAGATATACGGGCCACCCTCTGTTGGCATGGCAGTTGGTGCACCCCAAATACAAGTGTCTTCATTCAGCGTCCAACTTGCGTATGGCTGGGGAGCATAGAACGCATCGCGCCCGCTATCGTAGACATATCCAACCCCAGCGTAGTTTTTACGCAGTGGGCGACCATCGGGGTGCTGTCCAGCGTGGGTGTTATAGGAAGTCTGCACCCAGCCTGTACCAAACAGACCGGAGTCAATAACGTCTTGTTCGGCTACGATGACTTGCGTGACGATGCCGTTTTCAACTTTTGCAAAATGGCTCATGGTGTTTCCTTAGAAAGTGATTGTTCCGCTGGCGGTAAATGTGTAGATTTTATATCCGCCAGTGTTTGCGTAGGTGGGCGATCCCGTAGTAGCTGAGGCATCTGGGTAAGTATTAGCATAACGAATAACAACAACACCTGAACCGCCAGACCCAGCGGCAGAAGAACCGCCATTGCCACTTCCGCCGCCGCCGCCACCGCGATTTGCTGTACCACTTGTAGCAGAGGTGGTGTCATATCCACCATTCCCGCCTCCGCCCGCGCCACCAGATACTGCGCTAGTTCCTGAATAAGAACCACCAGCGCCGCCGCCAGCGTAGGTTACTGAAGAGCCAGAATATGATGACGCAGTACCCGCGCCGCCAGTGCCCGTGTCTCTATTTGCACCAACAGCACTTGCCCCGCCGCCTCCTGCGGCTAGATTTGGAGCGGTATCTGGGCCGGGGTCATCACCGCCATTGTTACCTTGTGATGGGCTTGTAGATGGGGTATTACCAGTTCCGCCTGATTTTGTGAACCCAGAACTGTTTGCCGCTGCGCCGCCGCCAGACCCGCCATTGCCCGGATTTGCCGTATCCCTACTCCCGCCGCCACCGCCGCCATTAGACGTAATGGTGGAAAAAACAGAATTACTACCTGTGCTGCCCGCCCCGTTTGTAGCGGCAGCGCCACCAGCGCCGACCGTTACCGTTAGAGCCGACCCAGAAGAAACGGCAAAACTTGATGCTGTGCGGAATCCGCCAGCACCACCACCACCGCACCCGCCACCGCTGGTGTAGCGACCGCCTCCGCCGCCTCCAGCAACAACAATATAGTCGACTGTTGGCGTAGGAAGTGGAGGGGTAGGCCACAAGCCTTGCGCTTTGTAGTACGCCGCCTGCTCCAACGTCCAAATGCCCGGTGCGGACGTTGATGTTGGCACGATGGATGTTGTCACCGCTGGGGTGTAGCTGTTAGGGAAAGCTGCTGTTGGCGCAGTAAAGTTGGAGGTGTACCGAGCGTAGCCCTTAGTAATACGGAAGTCATCAAGATAGCCGTTATAGCCACGGCTCCCGCCACCAAATATGCCAATATACATTGGCGTGTTCAAAACATATAAAGACCCACTATTTGTAATAGTCCAATACTGCGTACCATTAACAAAAGAACGCCACACACCGCCGCTTCTTGTTAGTGCAAAATGAGTCCATGTACCCGTAGCAATTGTTCCTGATACTTGCACTTGGCTTGCAATGTTCCAAGACCCATTTGCGGTTGTTGCATACAAACGCATAATTCCAGATTCGTATACAAACCAGATGGGGCCAAAAGTACTGGGGTCTGGCGATTGCACCCAAATTCCTGCTTGCGAAGGCTGGGAAGATGGATTCATCCACCATTCATAAGTGAAATCCCCGCTACCCATGTCCACATACGGGTTGTAATTAAGCGATAAACCATCACCAGTACCATCAAACGCCAAACTACCCGTGCCGTATTTATACACACTGGTGCTAATCTGCGCATTGCCAATCGTCTCAAATACGCTCATCTCAGCGTTGTCGTAGATGCCAGCGTTGGTGAAGTTGAGCAGGACAGTTCCAGTGCTTACAGGCGCTGTTGGAGGAGTAAATGCTGCTGTGTAAACGGCTGATTGGGTAAATACAATGTTGCTCAGATATCCATAAAAAGGCACAGCCGAGGCAGCACCATCAGCAACATACAAATCATAATCAGTAGGATTGGTTGTAATAGTCCCATACGAACCTTGGTCAACACCATCAATATAAAGGCGTACATCATTACTATTTCTTACTATAGCAAAATGATGCCAACTATTTGATAAATAAGAGTATTGTGTTTGGGTTGTACTTTTATAAGTGTATATATCCCCATAGGCTACATATGCTCTATTGTTATATAACTGCAAGGCAATGCGATAGGAGCCTGTACCAACTGCAAATACATATTCATTAGCAAACGCTGTTGTGTATATCCAACCTTGGATTGTCATGTTTCCAGTAAGCGAAAGCCCGGAACTATTTAACGTGGAACTAAGGTAATTCCCAGTAGCCCCACTGGTGTACATTGACCCGCCAATGACGCTTGTGCTGTATGCGGTTGAGGCGTTAAAAGGGCTATAGCGTTGTACGGTTGGGGAGCCCCCTACTGTAATTGCAAAAGCATTGCTGCTGTTGTCAATAAAACGATTGCTTTGGCAAGTTAATAAAGCAGTACCAGAAACCGCTGTTAAGGGGGTCGTAGAAGGCGTAAAATTTCCTGTGTATGGCAACACAGTTGAACTTGCACCCAACACAAGTCTAGAATTTGAAATATATCCAGCCATGTTTTGAGTATTTTGATTTGCACCAATACCCATTACATTTGAGCTTGTAACCGCCGTTCCTGAAAATGATGCGGTGTTTTCTTGAGTCCCGTTAATGTAAATTCTTAAAGTTGTGTTGTCCTTTATTCCAACAACTTGATACCAAACACCAGCTACAGGCGTTGTTGTTGAACTAACTGCTTGCCAAGAACTTCCATTGTTAATTGTAAAAACAAATTTGTTTGTTGTTCCACCTAGTGCAGTAAAGTTGTAGCCAAGCCAATAACTAGAATCACGCCCCACAATAAGAGTGCTTGTTCCAATTGTTGTGTAGCATACCCATGCTTCCAAGCAGCAATAGGTATTCATGTTAAAAGCGGAATTTGAAGCTAGTTCAAGATAATCACTGCTTCCATTAAAGTAGTTGCTCCACAGCGACCCATACGGGCTAAACGTACCCTGCGTAGGATTCCCGTTGCGAGTTACGGTGTAATTGTTGGTGCTGCTATCAAGAAACGTATTGTTCTGAGCGCCGTTAGTCCCGTCACCGTGCAGCAACGTAGTAACGTAATTAAATTGCGGGTCGCCAGACGCAGGGATGGTAAGAGATGTGCTGCCAACCAAGTACCCGCCAAGATATTTTTTACTCATTGCCTACCTCAGAAAGTAATTGAACCGGACGATGTGAACGTATATATCGTGTTACCACCGCTAGTTGTAACTGTTGGGGAGCCGGTGGTTGATGCTGCTGCGTTGGGGGACGAAATAATGACTACGCCAGAACCGCCTGTTCCCCCGCTTACTGTTGGTGTGCTGTAATCATATCTACCGCCGCCGCCGCCTCCAGTATTTGTCGTGCCATTGCTGCCGGTCCTAGAACCAGAAGTTCCAGCATTACCGCCCCCGCCAACGCCACCAGTACCGGGTGTAACTCCAGCAAATGCTGCACCGCCGCCGCCGCCGCCAGCGTAGTAAACAGATGTACCAGTAATTGAAGACGCTGTACCTGCGCCGCCATTACCTCCAGTATCTGACGCGCCTCCTGCGCCAGCCGCAGACGCACCGCCGCCGCCTCCCGCTGGATAAACCGGGGTTGTTTGAATCCCCGCCCCACCAGCATAACCTTGTCCTGATGTACCAGAACCGCCCGTTGAGCCTGTTCCTTCGCCAGCGCCGCCGCCGCCAGAACCGCCAGATTTTCCATTTTTACCGGGTACTCCTGCATCTGTTATCCCGCCGCCACCACCACCTATAGCGGTAATGGTTGAAAACACAGAATTTGACCCGCTGGTTGAAGCACCTGCCCCTCCAGCACCGCCAGCACCAACAGTAATTGTATAAGCAGTTCCATTGACAAGGGTAAGGCTAGAGCCGGATAAAAGACCCCCCGCACCCCCGCCGCCTGTATCAGCCCCGCCACCGCCAGCAACTACAAGATATTGGATTCCTGCTATAGGCCAATTCCCAGCAGCTTTGGCTTGCGCCTGTTGTTGTCGATTCCAAATTCCAGAATATTGCGCCATGATTTATCCTAGAACGTAATTGATCCGCTGGAGGTAAATGTATACACCATCTGCCCATTTGCAGAAGTTATTGTTGGCGAACCTGTGGTTGATGCTGCACTATAGTTAGAGGAAATAATGACTACTCCAGAGCCTCCGCTACCCGCTATCCCGCCTGTAGCACCAATACCACCACCTCCACTGCCTGTGTTTGTTGTGCCTGATGTTGCATTATTACTACCACTATCCGAACCAGCACCGCCAATACTAGATCCTCCAGCACCACCACTACCAGAATATGCACCGCCACCACCGCCACCAGCGTAGGTTGCTGACGATCCAGAAATACTTGAGGCTACGCCTATGCCGCCAGAAGTGCCTCCAGATCCACTGCCATCAGTTCCAACAGAACCAGCACCGCCACCACCGCAAGCGCCATAAGTGGCTGGAGTACCTGTCCTGCTGCCGCCAGCATAACCTTGTCCAGATGTTGCGGAGCCTCCCGAATGAGCATCTCCACCACCGCCACCCCCAGAACCTCCTGATACACCATTAATAGATGATGCAGTTCCGGGGCCACCTCCGCCTCCGCCAATCGCCGTTAATGCCGAAAATACAGAATTACTGCCTGATGCTCCAGCCGTTGCGCTTTGATTTGAAGCGCCAGCCCCACCTGCGCCAACAGTCACGGTATAAGTTGTTCCAGATGATAGGGTTAAACTTGATCCCGACAATAGTCCGCCAGCGCCACCTCCGCCGCCCCCAGCGTTATAAGCTGTTACATTGCCACCGCCACCCCCGCCGCCAGCAACTACAAGGTAACTTGCAGCCAAAGCAGCCAACGGATTAAACGAGCCGGTGATAAAACCGCCGGGATAGCGCATGGACATGGCGCTGCTCCTTAGCTAATAACTTCGTAGCTAATCGTGTAAGTGATACCGCTTGCAGTGCCGCTTGTTACCGTGATTGACGAGCCTTCCATCAAATAGATGGCGGTGGTTTTGTCAGTAACAATCAGCGAGGCGCTTGCGGGTACAGACACTGTACTAACAATCGGGTATGCCGTACCGCCGCTAGGAGCAGAGCCTTGGGCAACTGCGCCATTGGTATAGACAGATACCGTTGTATTGACTGCGCTGGAACCATTGACGTTGGCAGCAACAATTTGGTTGATCTTGTAGACCTGACCGCTAGAAGCAGCATTAGCCAAAAGAACAACCGCAGATGTACCGCCGGGGGTGTAGTAAGTCGTTGTGCCGGAAGCTGTTGTCGCGGCTAGTAAGTTTGGGTTTGCCATGTTTGCTCCTTAGAAGCCGAAGATGAAAGAGATCATTGTTGCCTTGGCTTGGGTTACGCCAGAGGCTGCGGGTGCTTGGAATGTCGGGGCTGAGCCAGAGTTAGCAGTTAAAACATACCCTGCTGTTCCTGCTGCGGTGGTAGACATTGCGCCAGTCGTAGATGCAAATACTACACCGTATTGAGTCAGCGCACTGCTTTGACCTGTACCGCCAGACGTAACTGGAATTGCAGTTGTGGCTGTCAGGGTTGTAAACGCGCCTGCTGCTGGAGTTGTAGCGCCTACTGTGCCGTTTAAAGCACCTGCAAACTTAGTTGCAGACAGCGATGTGCCATCCCAAGTCAAAGCAGAAGAAGCACCAAACGCACCAGAACTGTTGAACTGCACCTGCGTGTTGGAGCCAGCAGCAGAGCCGCCGCCTACGTTCACAAAGTTAACGCCATCCCAAGCCACGATGGCCCGTGTACCTGCCGCTACAGTAACGCCCGTGCCTGTTGTACCTTGAATGGTAATTGACTGAGTGCTAGACGTTTTGTTGATGACAACGTAGGTTTTAGACTGCGCGGGGACGGTAATGGTGCGGGTAGCTGTGCCGCCCGCTGTCCACAAAATTACTGCGTACTGGGAACTGTTTGCTGTCAGGCCCGTGCTGGATGCGCTTCCTGTTGTCAGCGTCAGGGTGATATCTGCATCGGTGGAGATAGTTTGCGTACCCGCTACCGCAACGTCCACAATCTGTGAGATTGCGTTGTTTACAGTGTCGCCCCATGTACCGGACAGCGTACCCGTTGTGGGTAGCGTCAAACCTATAAGTGATGTATTTGCCATTCAAAAGCTCCTAAAACGTAGGAATTGCTGTCCAATTTGGGGTTTCGGTATTTGTAATAGCCGTCCATCCGGGGGTCTGGGTATTACCTATATTTTGCCAGCTTGGGGTCTGGCTGTCATCTATTACTTCCCACAAATTACGCCCTGACTCGGTAGACGTAATTGCCATCGTATCGGACACCACTGCATGATAACCGGTTAACGCTGTATTGGAATCCGATATTGCCGTGGACTCGTAGAGGAACTCAGTGTAGTAAGTGCCAACCGTTGTGCTATCCGCAATTGCCATCGACTCCGTGATGGTCATTATCAGCGTGGCAACTTGAGCTTCCGCTATAGCTACGGACTCGGTAACGCTTGCTACAAAAGTAGCTACCGCCGTTTGAACGTCCGTAATTGCCGCCGTTTCCGTCAAGGAGACAGGGAAGTTGGCAGTTGCAGATTCGACTGTGGTTATTAATGCTGTTTCTGCAACAGATGCAGAGTAACTTGTCGTCGCCGTGTTGGAGTCCGTCAGGGCCGCTGTTTCAGTAATCGACTGGGCAAACGTAGCTGCTACCGCCTCAGTAGTCGATGTTGCCGCAGTCTCTGTTAGGCTGACTGCAAATGTGGCTGCTACTGCCTCGGTTGTTGATGTGGCTGCTGTCTCTGTGATGGAAACGCCAAAAGCCGCTGTTGCGGCCTCTGAGGAAGTGATTGCTGCTGTTTCAGTTATATCAACGGCGTAGACATCCGCGCCGCCCCAGTAGCCATCACCCCAAGCGTTTACACCCCAGCCGGTTGCCATCTTAGGTCAGGGTAGCCGTATAGGTTACCGCGATAGTATCGCCGTTGACCACAGACTTGGAACTGGAGAAGTCCCCTGCGGAGAACAAAGTCCCAGTTGTGCTGTCTTTGGTAGCACTGCCGCCAATGTTGATGAAGCACCCTGCCACGGTTCCGGTGCTGGTCATGGAGAACGACACTGCCGAAGAAGTTGCTTTGCTGCCAGACGATGCTGCGCTAAACGAGGGGGTTGGGCGGTTTCCAGAGTAAGTGGGGGCATTTGCCAGACCAACTTCCAGCCAGCTTGCATGGGATGCTTGCGTATCCGCAACTACTGCCGTACCGGTTCCTTTGAGGCCCATAACGACTGCGCCGCCAGCGGTGTTACCCAGCGTGGTGTCCAGCGTGAAGTTCTTGCCAACGGTGGTGACGAGGTTCTCAATATCGTCTTCCCACTTCACATTACCCGCAGCGTCATAGCAAACAGCGTGGTAAGTACCGTGGATAGACATGGAGTCCTCTGGCATGGTGTTGTATTTGGTGACTGCTTCAGCTTTGTCAGTCGCAATGATTTTGTCGTGGGACATAGGTACTCCTTAATTAGACGAGCGGATCAATGCAGTCGTGGAAGTGTTTGACGGCATTGTGATTGTGAAAGTGGTGGTCGAAGTCTTGTCGGAGCCAAAGTCCAGTACAGCGACGGATCGGTTAGCTTTAGAGGCGTTATAAATTAACGCACACCGGGCAGTCAAAGCAGCAGACCAAGTCACGTTATTCCAGTTAACGTAGGCGGTGTACCCATCTGAACTGATTGCAACTCCGGTCATTATTTGACCGCCAGCCGTATAACCTGTACCAGAAACCTGCCCAGCCGTAGAAACTGAATATGCCGTAGTTGCAGCATTTAAATCAGCCGCAGCCGTGTACAAGGCGATGTAGATATTGTCCGTAGACAAGTCATGGATGCCTTGATACAACTCCTTTTTGAAGCTGGTGGTCTGGGTCTGGACTATGCTCATGTAACCGCCTGTCTAAACTGACCACTACGATAAGCGTCTTGACGCTCCATACCATCACCCAGACGCTTGGCAAGTGCAAGTGCTTCCATAAATTTCTGGTTGTACAGCGCCATCATGTCCTGCTCGCCCTTCATGTAGGTATAAGCCTCGACCAAACAACCGTACAACAGTACGGTATCAAAGTTGTCACCCAGCCACGTAGTGCCGGCAGTCACAATCGACTCTGGGTAGTAGTAATAGTGCAACTCAGCGTTGTAGTTAGCATCCGGTGTAGGTCCAAGGATAAACGTCAACTCTGCAAGATTAGTTGATTGCGGACCAAACAAAGCATAGTATTTAGGTTGCCCCGTGCTTGCTGGGTTGGGATAAGCCTCACGAATAAAGTTCACATCTTTATTCAGTAAATAAGCATAGTCACCTGAACCAGACGCAGGGAACACTGCCATAGAGTACACGGCAAGAAAGTCTGCTGGACAAGCCATGTACTTATTGCCGTTTGACATCACCCCCGTCACGTTTTTGCGTATAGAGGGAAATTGAACTGAGTTATAAATCCGCTGCTCTGTCTGTTTTACAAAGACAGGAATCTCCGCCACGAAGTTAGTCTCCGTGTTCTCCGTATAGGCTTGGATAGCAGACGATAACTCAGAGTAGTTCATGCCATCGGGCCTCGTGCCATCAGACCTTTGGTAGCCGCGCCAGTACCGCGAACTTTGATACCAGTTGTTTTGGTAGTGCTTTCGCCTGTATTAATATTGCCCGCGCTCATACGCATAGTAGCCAAGCTACTGAGGTCAGAGGCTTTACCGGGGTTCTCTTTCACAGTCACAGCTTTACTAGCCATAGTGTGAGGCTTGGCGTACGTTGACGCGCTGCCAACTTCTTTACCCATCATCTTTTTGCTGTAAGCCATAGTATTACCCCGTTTTCTGGTTGTTGGCGCGGGCTAAATTGCGACCATATTTCATCATATTGTCGGTAGTAACGCCGCCTTTAGCCATTTTTTTACCGTGCATACGGCCTTCGTGGCCCTTGACCATTTTCTTGGCCTCGGTGTCCGCGATTTGTTTTACCTGTTTTTTGTCCATTATTTACTCCTAAGAAACGGATACCGTTACTGTACCAACACTTGCTGTTCCTACCAAATAATTTGGCGTAAGAACTGCATCAAATTGGCTGGCTCCGCCTACCGGTGCCCAACCCCATTGCAAATCTCGCGAACCGCCTGTGAGGTTCCCAGCGCTATTAACACCCGCCGTCACATAGGTAGTATCCCTACGTGGGTTGCGTACAGCTTGTGGGTCATCTACTGGGTACATACCCAACTGCAATTGAGGCTGGTCAGGGTCCCAGCACTCATCACATACCAACAAGTTGTACGTCTTTGTCTTAATTACTTCTTTGCGTAGTACAGTGAGTTTAAACTGAAAGCCACACCTATCGCACATGGCGATACTATTTTTACCAGAAGCAAACCTATTGCCCATCTAGGTCCCGCTCCCCAAAAACATTTGTCGAGGAACAAACCGGATAGCCGCCTTCTCGCGGTCTTCATCTGCTGCTAACTGCCAAGCCTCGTCGTATTGGGCTTTGAGTACTTCAAGCCGCTGAGTTCCATTTGCAATCTTTAGCGCCAAGTAATACGCCAGACCAGCAACCATGCAGGGTAGGAACCGGAACGGTACATCCATAGTGTTTACGCCACCGCCAGCATCATCAATACGGCGTAGCCGCCAGTAGACAAACTGATAGGTCTGGGAGTTATCTGGTGTAGGCCAAACCGTAATGGCTGGCAGGTTTTGTACGTACACAGTGGCCCCGGAGGTGTGGGCCGCAGCAGTTGTGTTGTTTTGGCCCCGAGTACAGTTATATAGGGTATTCCCTGATATGTACCCGTACCCAACGGTTTCCGACTCAATCAGTACAAACCCGGTAGCAGGTAGTCCTACGGCAGAAGTGACTGCAATAGTGGTGTCTGTTGAATTAATTGTTGCGCTAGTTGTGGTTCCCACGGACGAAGTCTGCCCGTCTAAACGCTGAATCCAGACCTGAATTGGTCGGGCTTGCTGTAACTTGTTAGGGATAGTAGCGTAGGTAGAAACACTAATACGTGTGATTGTTAAGTCAGCTTGCGTGGAAGCATTGCCTGCTCCAGTACGTATAACGTGTTCTAGCAGGTCTACTGTATCGGTAGGTAGTGGGTAAGTATTCTGTCCCGGCACTAAATTAATAGTGCCTTGGTCAAACGTCCACATATTGACGCCGCGATTAGCCCAGTCAGCAAACAGTAAGTTAAGTGACCGACGGGCAGTCCGTAAGTCATAACCCGTGCGCATCTCACCGCCAGCGCGTTCAAACGCTTCCTCAACAATCTCAGTGAGGTCAAGGTTAAACGCCGCTGTTCCAGAGATAGCCATTATTTTGCCGCTCTCATATTGTCAATCAAGTTAGGGTACGGACGCCCAGCAGCTTTAGCCGCAGCTTTTGCTCTAGCTTTTTTGGCTGGGGTCAATTTCTTTGGTTCCCCAAGACTTTCGGGGCGGGGCTTGCTCCACACTTCGCCACCCTTGGCGTATTGCATAAAGTCAGTGTCATCCCGTCGGGCAGTCTTTCTGCCTTTTGGCATTTTGGATGGGTTGATATCCCCCATGCCACGGCTTGCCATCATACAAACATTCCACGGGTTTTACCCCGTTCAGCACAGCCATCAGCACGACTAGAAGCAGAACCACCTTTAGCCATTTTCTTAGGCGTTGAAGCCGCTGATTTTGGGTTTGGGGCTGTCTTATCAACTTTATCAAAAGCAGTTGTTTCTTTGGCCCGTTGTTTAGCTTCAGCGACATCCGCTGGAGATACGTTAGACATATCCTGACCGGGCGGGAAAATAGGTTTATCAGCCATGATAGCTCCTTAACAAATCTTGCCACGGGTTTTACCGCGACTTGCAATACCGTCACCACGACTGGAAGCGGACGAGACCGAACCACCTGATGCAAAAGCCTTGACTCTACCGCCACGTTTCATACCCAAAGAAAAATTATCTTCTCCGAGGTTTTTACGTACAGCGCCAGCAGCACCTTCGTAGCCGGGAGCTTTAGGGTCCAAGCCATAACGTCGGGCGTTTTCAGCAGCCATACCTTCTTCACGCGCAGCGGCGCGAGCAGCGCGGTCACGGGCTAACAAATCAGCTTTAGATGGGCCAGTGATCTGGCGTGTAGGGTTATTGGCAATTTGTTTAGTACCCGAATACGGTAAAGCTTCTTGCGAAATAGTCCGCAATCCTTGACCTGTGCCACGGTTAGCTAAGGCTTTAGCCGCACCTGCTACGGCTTTAATACCGGGCATACCAATCATCTGCTCAAGGTACACATTTTCAATAGCTTCACTTTCAGCTTGTTTTTTACGTTCAGCTTGACCCTCGGGGGTAGCTGCGGCAGCTTTAACCGCTTCATACTGTTGTTGACGGTATGCGCCAGCGTCGCCTGCTTGAGGGCCACCTTGACCACCACGACCGCCGCCAACTGGGGGCATTGCTGCTGTAGTAGGTACATTGGGGCCACCTTGACCACCACGACCCGCGCCGGGTCCGGGGCCAGATGGACGACGACCGGGGCCACCAGAAGGAATAGGAGCAGGTACCGCACCACTACGCTGTTGACCGGGGCGGGTAGGCATAGCACGTGGGCCAACAGGCGATAAGTCTGCGCGCTTATTGGCAGCTTCCATAGGGTCTTCATCGTCACCAGCACTAGAAGCTTCCTGCTTCATTTTGGCAACGTCTGCTTTGCTGGAAGAATCTTCGGATTCTTTTTTCTTGCGGTTAGCCAACATGTACCCCAGCCCAGCAAGGGCCGCGATACCGGCTATGTCTTTACCTGATGCCATATCTGTACTCCTTAGCAGGCCATGCCGCCCTTATTCATTTTGATTTGCGTAGCTTTGGTCTTGCCTTTTTGAGCAATGCCATCAGCAGCGCGTACAAAACCACCGTTAGCCATTTTAATCATGGTACCTTTGGTCTTGCCACGAGTTTCAATACCGCCGCCACGAGCCATCTTTTTCATGGGCTCGGACTGCTCGCCTTTAGCGTATTGCATGGGACTGATCTTGCCAGACTTAATTGCTTTAGCCTCTGCAAGCTCTTCCTTCATGGATTCTTTACCACCAAACATTTTTTTAGCCATACTGCCACCTTTAGAGAACTTGCGGCCCTTGTCCGCATTGGAAAAATCTTGTCCCACAGATTGCGGGACCCCGGCCTTCTTAGCAAACGACGGCGAGTGCGCTATCGCTTCCATGAAGTTGTGTTGTTTCTTGCTAACCGAGGGCACTGCGTTGCTCCTTCATGAAAGCGTCAAGCTTCTCGTCCATCCGGTCGAGGCGGGCCAGTACGCGGTTGATATCAGCGTGCATATCGTTCTTGGTCACAAACTTTTCAGCATTCTCTTCCCGAGTTTTGCTCAGGAGGATACCCAGTCTTTTGACTTCATCATGGGATATCTTTACCCACAACAGCAACGCTGCTGACAGGAAAGATAGAAAAACATTCCAGACTGGGAGTTCCATATCAGCAATTCCAAGCTTTCAGAGATTTATTGATACGGGAATTCGGGTCTTTCGCCGTCTTCTCGCTGGTAAGTTTCTTCTTCATCCCAGTCATCCTTGCGCAGAAGGAGTCGCGCCTGCTGCCGCCTTCCGGCTGGGGAGGTTTTAAATTCATCCCTTGCTTTTTCGCCGAGGCGCGTCCCTTGGCGTTCAGGCCACCATTGGGATTCTTGCCTTCTTTGCGTGTCCATGCTGGTGACTTAGCCATAAAACACTACTGCCGTTGTAGTTGCTGAAACCACTGCGGAGATGTTAGTACTGCATTTAATGCCTTCGCCGGGAAATACCATGTAAATAGAACCCGCAGTCGCTGGCGCAGTAAAAGAAAACATAGCAGTGCCGCTTGTCCCGTCATTTAGTACAACAGTTGCGCCTGTTGAATAGCTAATCGAGATACCTTTAATGCGGGCTGGGCCAGCAAAAATAGTGGTGGTCGCACCAGCCGCCGCTGCGCCTGATTTAACGTCGGTTTGCATCATAATCAATCTCCTATGAATCAGGGGCCGAAGCCCCCGAGATTAATTAAGCAGACGCTGGGTTAGCCGAACCGTCGCTATCGCGCACAGTGTATGTGACCGACACAACGATTGAGCCAGCAGTTGCATCGGCAGTGGCTGCTGTAAATGTGCCGTAAATAATTGCGTCTGTTGTGCCAACATTGTTTGTTTTGGCAGCTTGTGTAGCCGCTGCAATAGTTGCAGGGGATACTTGAACCGCAGAGGTTCCACTGTTAACAGATGTCAGGTAGAAGTTGGATGTTCCAGATGTTCCAATCGTGACGCCGCAGTTACTAGCACCAGTTAAGGCGGTAATCACATATATATCAAACCGCATAATTTGTGCGCCAGCAGGCAGGACAAACATTTGCACTGCTGTGGGGGATGCCAAGATAGTAGCCGTGGCTGCGGTGTACGACTGAGAAACAATCGTTGCGCCCATATTGCGGATAGTGCCAGCAGTTGTACCGGTGGTGTTTTTAACAGTGCCGAGCAGCCAAGGGCCTAGGTGAGTTGCGA